ATCACGGAGTGCGAGGTCTACAGCTGGCTTGAGAATAAAGACAATACCCCGGAGGATAAAAATGATCACATGATTAACAGTACACAGTACGGTTGGATCCCTTACCGGGACAAGATAGGAGTGGAAAAGAGATGAGGTGGTTAGACAACATGGCCGAGAAAATTAAAACAGGAATAAGAAGTTGGCTTCGCATTGAGCCGGCACAGCGCAATGCATTCCAAATTACCGAAACACTGGATTATGAGTCCAATGCAATAAAGAACCGGATCTGGTACCGTGGTGATTCCGAAGAATTAACACAGCTCTACTCCCAGATGCCAGGAGACAGGACAAGGTTCTGGGCTGCCATTTGTACACCTGGACTGGAAATTAGAAAGATACATACCGGGCTTCCAGGAATGATTACGGAAGTGCTAGCTTCTATCGTTATTGCTGATATGAACGACATAAAGATAACTGATAAGAGACAGAAAGAGTGGAAAGAGATAGCGGAGGATAACAGCTTTAACGAGCTGGTATCGGATGCGTTGATAGAAGCCCTGTACATTGGTGATGGAGCCTTTAAAATCAGCTTTGATACAGTTCTAAGCAAGTATCCTATCATAGAGTTTTATCCGGGGGATAAGATAGATATTCACTATGATAGGGGCAGGATAAAGGAAATTGTATTTAAAACGGTTTACGTACATGATAAGAAAGAATATTTGTTATCAGAGACATATGGATACGGCTATATCAATTATCAGTTGCAGCATGATGGGAAAGAGATAGATCTTACTGCTATACCACAGACAGAGAACCTTAAACCGGTTACCTGGCAGGATAATTTCTGCATGGCAGTACCGTTTAAGGTATTTAAGTCTAGCAAGTGGAAAGGTAGGGGCAAGAGTATCTTTGATGGGAAGACAGATAATTTTGACTCTTTAGATGAGGCTTGGAGCCAATGGATGGATGCTCTCCGGAGGAACCGCACCAAAGAGTATATTCCGGAAGATATGCTACCGCGTAACCCTAATACCGGTGAGGTCATGAAACCGAATGCCTTTGATAATAGCTATATTGAAACGGATAGCCCGATGCAGGAAGGTGCAAAAAAGGAAATCAAATTAGTACAGGGTGATATTCCTCACGAGAGCTACTTAAGCACATATATAACTGCTTTGGATCTTTGCCTGCAAGGTTTGATAAGCCCTAGTACATTAGGTATTGATGTGAAGAAGCTGGATAATGCCGAAGCACAGAGAGAAAAGGAAAAAGCAACGCTCTATACCAGAAATAAGATAGTAGATGCTATGCAAAACACTCTACCCAAAGTGATTAATACTACTATGAAAGCTTGGGATACTTGGAATAAGAAAACCGTGGAAGATCTGGAAGCGGAAGTCTCTTTCGGTGAATATGCGAACCCGTCTTTTGAGTCTCAGGTTGAAACAGTAGGTAAAGGCAAGATGCAGGGAATAATGAGTATTGAAGCCTGTGTTGAAGAATTATACGGTGATTCCAAAGATGAGGAATGGAAAGCTGAAGAAGTTAGGCGGTTAAAAGCGGAACAGGGCGTGGTAGAAATGGAAGAGCCTGCAGTAAATTTGGAGGGAGTGGAACTGGATGATAGTATTGATAGGGAAAAAGGCGTACAAAATGGGAATGGCGGAGTACCGGAAGTTTCTTAATGAGGTAGCTAAGCCAGGAGTGCCATTTGGTATATATGCAGTAGAAAAGAGTGGTCAAGCTGAAATGAGATTAGATCATTGTCGTAGTATTACCCAGCTAAAGAACTTGACTCACCAATTTAAAGCTCAGGGTTATAAAGTATATTCGAATGGCAGGTGATCTACTTGGATGTATATGATATTCAGGAAGCTTTCGCTACCATTGAAGAAGAATTGATAAAATCCATGATGCGGAATATGAAACATCATAGAGGAGAAGAAGTTATCGAAGGCATGGAATGGACCATGTGGCAGGCTGAACAGCTTAAGGCTTTGGAGAAATATAAGAAAACGAACCAAAAGGTCTTTCAAAAGCAGTTTTCCTACATAAATAACTCCATAGAGAGCCTGATCAGCCAGGCAAGGCAGCAAGGTAGCATGGATCAGGAAATAGAGATACTAAATGCCATTAAGAAGGGGTTTAAGTCATCCAGGACGTTGACGAAAAGCACACGGACGGCTGCGGAGTTCTTCCGGCTGAACGATAGAAAAATAAATGCATTAATCAGGGCGACGAAGCAAGATTTTAAAAAAGCAGAATATGCTACGTTAAGACTGGCGAATGATCAATACCGAAAAATAATATTTAATGCTCACGCATACGCGAATACAGGAGCCGCTACCTACGAACAGGCTGTAGATATGGCTACAAAAGACTTTTTATCTGCTGGCATAAATAGCATTGAATACAGGAACGGTGCCAGGGTTAATATATCATCTTATGCGAGCATGGCTATAAAGACAGCAAGTAAACGAGCATATCTTACCGGAGAGGGAGAGAAGAGGCAGGAATGGGGCATATCTACTGTAATAGTGAATAAGCGTGGTGCTGCTTGTCCCAGATGCCTTCCCTTTGTCGGTAAAGTCTTTATTGATGACGTCTGGTCCGGAGGAAAGGCTGGTGATGGACCATATCCTTTACTTAGTTCTGCCATTGCAAGTGGTTTATATCATCCACGATGTAATGATAAACATACTACGTATTTCGAGGGTATAACGACGGAGCCCCAGGCTATGACACAGGATGACATTGACAGGATTGCCGAGGAATATAAGTTAGAACAAAAGCAGAAATATAATGAGCGCATGGTTAGAAAGTATAAAATGCTGGAAGAGGGTTCTCTGGATCCGGATAATCAAAAATATTACAGTCAAAAGTGTAAGGAGTGGCAGGATAAGAATGATGATTTGATTCCACGGTATGGTAATTTAAGAAAGAGCCCAAACGCTTACAGTACGAAGAATTTTAACCTGACCGGAAAAACATTCGAGAGATTACAAAAAGAAAATCAGAATTTTATTGATAAATATAGTAAATATCGGTATAATGAAAGAGGAAACATACTTGTTACCGATGATCATAAAAATGTAGAACATTATAAAATCCCTAAGAAATATAAACCATTTGCAGTAATCGAAACAACAGAGAGTAAAAAAGGTATTACCTACGTGAATAGAACAGTTTACGATTCACAAGGGAAAATGGTTAAGCAGATACATTCAGGAGATCATGGAAATCATTTAAAACACCCATTCGGGAAAAAAGGAGAGCATGTGCATGATTACGTTTGGGAAAATGATAAATTGGTAAAAAGGACAACAAGGGAAATAATAGAGATTGAAAGAAAGGAGAATGGGGACTTATTATGAAGCCAGATGATTTGAAAGACTGGATCATATCAATGTTGCAGGATATTAATATTGAGTATAATGGTAAAGAAGGAAGTATATGTCCTTTTAGTCTTGATAATATATCATTTACATTCGATGATGAGACTAGGGATTATAGAAGTGTAGATGATATGATGTCAGATCCATTCATTGATGGTAAGCCATTGAATGAAATATGTGAAAAATTAACACTATATTAATACCACCAATCAGAAAAATGGTTAGGTGGTATTTTTATACCCAAAAATAAAAGGAGGAAATCGTATGAAGAAATTATTTATATCGCAGCCAATGAAGGGTAAGAGCGATGAAGAAATTTTAAAAGAAAGGAAATATGCAATCAAAAAAGCGAAGGAAATAACAGGAGAAGAAGTAGAGGTACTTGAAACTTTTTTTACCGATTTTTCAGCAGATGCAAAACCACTTCAATATCTTGCACGTTCAATAGAGCTCTTGGCCAAAGCCGATGTTGCTTATTTCGCTCCCGGATGGGATGCTGCGAGGGGATGTAAGATCGAGCATGAATGCGCGGTACAGTATGGAATTGATAGAATCGAGTAATTGAGTCGTAGCAATACGGCTTTTTTCTATGTCCAAAATGCTTATGACTTTAAAAGATGCAGACGTGAGACACACTGAAAACTGTTAATTCGGGAGACACCCATAAAACTGTACAGAGAGACACTCTTAAAACTGAAAGGAGCGATTTGTTATGAAAGAAAATTACTTTTTACCAATGAGACTGCAGTTTTTTGCTGCCGATACAGGAGCCAGCGGAAACGGTGCCGGTGGAAATGGATCTGGAGCTGGATCAGGGGACGGCGGTCAAGGACAGCAACAGCAGGGGCAACAGGGAACATCACCTGCATTTGACTATGACAAGCTTGCAAACATCATAGCAGGCAAGCAATCGGTTGCAGAGGATTCGGTCCTTAAAGGCTATTTTAAACAGCAGGGCTTAAGCCAGGAAGAAGTTGCACAAGCTATTCAGACTTTCAAGTCTGAGAAGGCTAAAAATCAACCGGATGTGAATGCCATTCAGACACAGTTGGCACAGGCGCAGGCATTGGCTGAAAAAGCCGAGATTGAAAGATTAGCTACCATCGAAGCCGTCGGGTTAGGTATTGATGTGAAAACCCTTCCTTATGTCCTGAAAATGGCTGATTTAGGTAATGTAAAAGGACATGATGGTAAAGTTAATCAGGAGGCGGTTAAGAATGCCTTAAACAAGGTATTAGAGGATGTTCCGCAACTGAAACCGGTAGCTTCTTCGAACCAGGGGTTCCAGATCGGCGGTGCTGCTGGCAACCAAGACACTAAGCCAACCGAGGATGCTTTAAAGGCAGCTTTCGGATTATCTTAAGAAAAGGAGAGATATAACATATGGCAGTATATGATTATGCTACACAATTTACAGGATTACTCCAACAGAAGTATGCAAAGGAGCTTTGCTCTGATGCGCTGACTAAGAGTAACCAACAGGTTAAGTTTTTAAATGCTCAGGTTATTAAGCTTCCACGTATGACGGTGAGTGGTTACAAGGACCATACAAGGTCTGCTGGTTTCAATGCAGGAACCCTAGGTAATGACTGGGAGGCAAAGAAACTGGAGCATGACAGAGATATTGAGTTTTTCGTTGATCCTATGGATATTGATGAGACTAACTTGACTTTATCTGTTGCAAATATCCAGAACACTTTTGAGGAAACGCAGGCAATTCCTGAGAAGGACTCCTATCGTTTCTCTAAGCTTCATACGGAGCTAGTTACATTCGCAGGAAGAATTAGCAATACGGTGATCGATGCTGCGAACTTCTTGGAAGAGTTTGACGAGGAAATGTCTCGTATGGACGAAGCAGGAGTTCCAGAGGAGGGACGCATCTTATACGTTACTCCTACAATGAATAAGATTGTTAAGAGTGCTGAGGGAATTCAGAGGATGGTTACAGTTAATACGGCATCTACTATTAACCGTAAAGTGCACAGTCTTGATGACGTGGCTATTAAGATGGTTCCTTCTGCACGGATGAAGA